GTAGCGGTAGCCGACTTTAGATTGGCATGCAGAGATTTGAAAATAGAGCTCTCATCTAATCTACCTATTGATGTACCAATTTCAGGTATATAGGAACTCTTTCGCTTCAAGAAATCCGATTCTTCCCGGGTCAGAAACGCCACTTCCTCATCCGACTTGGATGGGAGAGTTAATTTCATTCCATGATCAGCGAGAAATTTCTTGTAAAACAAAAAATTGAAATCGCGTGTATCCTTGGCATTTGATCCCTTTGCATCATCACCGTAAGTGATGAGTGCCACACTTTCTCGGAAATCTGTCTTCTCTGGGTAACACGTGAAAAATGCCATCCGCACGTAGAGACTTCCAGCCAAGCTGTTAATGTCAACGGTCATATTGTTTCCTGATGTGTTCATGTTATATGCCATTAGCATCGTACCATTAACATCCATGAGAGGATGTGTGATATCAACAATCATATTTTTCATAATTGTAATTGACTCACCATCATATCCTCCATCATGGGCAAGTGAGATAAGAATATCCCACGCAGCTCGCGTCATCTGGGAGTTCATTCGTGTATCGTATTTTGAGTAATCCCAGCCCAAAAGTTTCCCGTCGTCTCCGAATTTTTCTGTATAATCCATCAATTCTTGCCAGTCTCTTGCAAAAGCGTTGAGACCAACAGCAGATTCAACAATAAGAGCATGAAGATGCAGAAAACGAGCTATGGGCAAAAAGTATTTTCGGATTAATATGCTCAACGCAATGGGAGCTGCTTGAAAAACCCGTACTTTTTCTGAATTAACGTCGGTAGGTTCATCTTTCAAAGTGGCTGATGTAACAGGGTATGCACGTAATCCTTTCTTGTAACAACTTAAAAGTCGTTCTATTTCTTCTTGGATGTGTCTCCTCGGGATACGTTCCACCAAAAGTCCATTGTCACGAATTTCATCGAAGTGAACCATTTCGCCAGTCGCATCTGCCTTATTCTTCTTTCCAAACAAAGGAAAACCAACACCAGTATTCATTGGAAGAGCATCGATAAATTTCTTACCATCAATGCCCATTATGGCTTCCTTTTGTGTAAGTGGACGAAAATCTTCCTTCCCACTCCACACATATTTTTGGATGGCAATTTTAACCGGTTTATACCAATCATCTCTCGCTCGCCGTAACAATTTGGGATCGAACATATCACCTGGATTCGATATCAAGGCAATGTTTTTGTTATATGCATCCCAGTTTGGCTTCAATTTTGGAGGACCCCATGTGTTAGGGATTCCACAAATGTCAGTCACAGCATCAGATAAGATAGAAGGCACTACCCTACTTTTTTGCTCAGCGCGAACGCGCGTCGATCCAACGACCTCAACAAAATTGTCCGAATCAAGGGATTGTATATATTTCGCCTTAGAATGAACGTCAG